GCCACTCCGGCGTGTTGTGGATGGGGTCCGACGGCAGCAGGTCGGGGTCCGGGGTGGACTCGTCCTCGCGTGGCCGGATGATGAGCGACAGTTCGTCGTGGCCGTCTTGGAACAGGCGCCACTCGGTGCCGTGGATCGTCCAGTAGCCGCCGCCGTAACGCTCCGTCTCGACCATGCCCCGGTCGATGTCCAGCGGGATGCTGTCCGTCAGGTCGTAGCCGTCGAGCGGGTCGATGCCATGCACCCGCACGGCCACCCAGACCTGCTTGCCGATGCGAGCCGCCTCGCTGCGCGCCTGCTTCAACCGGCGCATGAGGTCGTTGCCGTCGGCCAGATCGGCCAGCACCATGGTGCTCTGGGACAGGCCGAAGGTGTCCGTCCAGAAGTCCCCGCCCGCCGACTCGGGGAACGACTTGTAGAACGGCTTGAGGTGGTCGGGCTTGTTGCCCACCGCGTGCATCTTGGTGGCGAAGTCCGGGCCCATCGCGATGATGCGGAAGTTCTGGAGCAGGGAGCCGTAGGACAGGCGCAGGTTGTCGCGGTCCTTGCCGGTCGTGTTGCGCAGGTCCCAGACCCACGTCCTGACCGACGGATCCCAGCGCGCCTTGAGCCGGGTGCGCTTGCCGGTGCCCGCCTTGTGGCTCTGGATCAGGCCACGGATGAAGTCCAGCCGCTCCTTGAACGTGGAGTAGATGCTGATGCGGGTGTCGAGCGTGTCGGTGTTGCCCAGCGAGATGAAGCCGACGTTCGAGTCGGGCGCCTCCGCTGCCCGCATCAACTGCTCGCGATGATGTAGGAGATGGTGTGGTTGACGTACTTGGCGCCACCGTGGGCGTGATCCGACTCCGGATCCACGCCGATGGGTGCCCGTGGGTCGATGGTCTTGGCCAGCGCGCCGAGGTAGTCGAGGCCGTAGATGATGATGTCGTTCTCACCGGCATCGAAGTCGGTGAGCCAGCCGTTGGCCAGATCGACCCACGCCCCATTCCGATACTGCTGCACGGCGTAGTGCGTCTGCCACGGCTCGCACACGCCCGCCTGCGGGTGGCTGGCCGGGAGCGTGAAGTACACCTCGCCGGGTGCGTTGATCACCGTCCGGAAGCCGAGGTTCGTGGGGTCCTCGATGACGCCCACGAGGGTGCCCGGCCCCCGGTTGCCGCCGTCCGCCGCCTTGAGCACGACGCGCACCCGCGAGCGTGCCCGCGCGTAGCCCGTGACGTTGTCCGGTGGCCCGTCGCCACCCCCGTCGTTGTCGCCCTCGCTACCGAGGGTGAGGGTCAGCGTCCTCTCGTCCGACCACGCCGAGAGTCCCTGCGAGTCCACGACCAGCGCTTGCCACACGTACGTTCCGGCTTCGAGCGTCGGTCCGCCGTACTCCCGACGGACCCGGGGCGACAGGACGTTGGCCTCCGTCTTGTACGTCAACTCCCCGACCGTCATCGGCATGAACACTTCGTCCCAGATCGCGAAGTCCCATGGGTCGCCCTGCTGCCGTAGTCGGATACGGCTCGAAACGATGTCCTCCCCGGCCTCGACCGTCCAGATCGCCTCGAAGTGGAATCCTTGGAGTGTCGGGATGGAAGCGGGGTGGGGGACGGTCGTCAGCGATGGGCCAGTACCGCTCCATGTAAAGGTCCGCCAAGGGTCCGACCACTCGCTTTCGGCGCCGGAAGGATCCCAGCCCTTCGCCCTCCATCGGTACTGGACGCCCGTCTTGAGGTCGGACGAGGCGGTGGTCGGAGGGATGATCGTCCACGTCCAGATACCCCCGAACTCGGTCCACGACGGGTCGAACGGCACCTCGCCCGAACCCCACGCGTGGTTGCCGTTGCTGACCCTGTGGACATCCACTTGGATCTTGCCCGGGCGGTCACCGTTGGGGTCCGTGAACTCGCCCGTGAAGGGCGTGAACTTGGCCACCGTGCCGCTGGGCGAGATGGTGCTGACCCGGTCCGGCTTGTAGTTCGGTGGGTCGTATTCGTACTCGATGCGTGGGTGGTAATCGACGGTGGCGTGCTCGTCGCTGTGGAACACGATGCCGTGGCCGGTCGTGTCCTGATCCCGGGCCATGACCACGATGCCCGTCGTCTCGCCGCCGCCACCGGACACCTTCTTGCCGTCGGGACCGATGTACGACTTGCTCTTGGGCAGCAAACGTCCCACGACAGCGGTGACGTCGATGCGGCTCTCGGCGTTGAGCGCAGGGTCGAACGTCCCACGGCAGACGGTGCCGGAGTAGTAGGCCGGGTTCGTCTGCGAGTCCCGATCCCACGCCGTGTGGTTCGACTCCTCGGAGAAGTTCGCCGACAGGCGGTAGACCCGGACGCCCGTGCCCGGTGGGACGTAATCGGCGTGCGAGGTATGGAGGACGAGCCACGCCTTGCGCAGCACACCGATGTCCGTCCATGACCAGTTGAAGTCGAGGAACGACCGGTGCTGGCGCCCGCCCAGCCGACCCGCATAGAGCGTGACCCGCTTGGGCGAGCCCTCACGCGGGGTGTCAGACCACGAGCCGCTCCCAGACCGGACCGCCACGTCCTTGGTGCATTCCCACGTTCCCGAACGCACGCGTCAGGCCCATGTCTCGCGGAACGACATGCGGCTGCCAGCGACCAGTTCCTCGCCGGTCGTGTACGACCAGTCGAACAGCGAGTCCGGCTGGCCCTCCGGGTTCGGCATCGCTCGTGGCCACGTGCTCCCGCTGTTGAACTTGATGAGATCCATGCGCAGCGTCTCGGTGGATCCGGCGGTCAGCGTCACGACCTTGTCGTAGGAGTCCACGACCACCGTCCGGGTGCCGGTGCCGGAGGGGATGGTGACCTCCAAGTTCGTGTTGACGCCCACCAGCGTGAACTTCGTCGTGCTGGTGACGTCGGATGCCAGCACCAGATTGACCGGCGCCGGATAGTTCCCACGGTTGCGCGGCAGGTGCGCCCCGACGACCCCGTCACCCACGAACAGGTAGTCCAGATCATCGACGCCATAGAACCGTGGGTCCTTTGCCTCCAGCCGTAGGACGAATGGCACCACGAAGCCGCTATCGGCGTCACCGCTGATGGCCGAGAACTGGATGTCGTGCTCCGGCTGGGCAGACGGGCGGCAGCGCAGTTCCCGGGGGATGACGCCCTCCGGCCAGTGGATGAGGTGCGCCGTGGGCTGCTCGAAGTAGAGCGGCAGGTAGCCCCGGAAGCGTGGCGCCTCGTTGAAGGCGTCGGTCGGTGTGAAGGTCAGCCGCAGGTCATCGAGGATGTCGAACAACTTGCCCTTGGTGGACGCGTACGCCTCGCCCTGCAGGATGACCTGACGCACGCCGAGGAAGACGTCCGACGCATCCATGCCGTCGTCCAGCGACTTCTTCTCGGTGTAGCCGTGGACGCTGACGTTGGAATACGTCGCACGCGTGATGCGCAGCCCGGAGATGGTGGCCGCGCCACCCTCGCCCACCTGTGCGGCGCCGGTCAGCAGGAGGCCCCGGTAGTGGATGTCGGAGGTGATATCCACTACGACCTCTGGATGGCGCGGAGCCTCTGTCGCATCTCCCGCCACTGGGACATGTACATGTCCGCAGTCTGAGCCAACTGGTTCGGCGACACATCGGAGTTGCCGGTGTTGGTCAGCCACTGCTGGAACAGCAGGCGGTCGTTCTGCAGGCGCTGGTAGCCCATGAGCGAGGCGTACGTGCGCACGCCGAACTCCGCCTCGGCGTCGGTGTCCGCCAACTGCTCGTCGTCCAGCGGGTCGGTGCCCTGCATCACCTCACGGGCCCAGTAGCCCCAGACCCGGATGGTCGGCGACTCGGCGATCTTGAGTGTCCCGCGCACGTGGAGCGGCAGGAACAGGGTGCCGCCGTGGAGGTCCCAGCCGTTCTGGCCATGGAGCGCGTGGTTGTTCTGGGCGATACCTCGCACGACCTGTCCGGCGACGATGACCTCGACGCGGAACAGGGCCTTGGCATCGCAGGGGTACTGCTCCTGACCGTCAGCCGCGACGGCCAGTTCCTGCACCTCCTGCTTGGGGTAGACGCGACCGACCTCGACCAGCGCCTGATTGATCAGGTCGTTGAGTTCGAGGTCGGTGAACGTCTTGAGGTCAGGGTCGCGCAGGTCACGCGCAAGCGCGTTCCGCAGGTCGGCCCGGGACGGTGGCGTGTAGGTCATGTGGATGTGGGGCCGTCAGGAGGACGACGGCCCCACCCTCCGGTCAGGTCAGGTCGGTGCCAGCGTGAGCCTTGACCATCCCGTAGCGGGCTCCGCCCGCCGTGGGGACGATGATGGCTCGTCCACCCCACATGCCCTTGTAGCCCACGAGGGCCTTCTGGCCTGCGGGATCCGAGTGGTCGCCACCCGGTCGCACCATGAACGTCTCGATGCTCATGAGGTCGCCCCACGCGAAGTAGTCGGGCCCGAACACCACCGTGGTGTACGTGTCCGGCGAACCGGCGGTGGAGGTCCCCACGGTCGTCTCGATGAACCGGATGCCGTACATCCGGCCGATCTCGCCCGTGAGCAGGTTCTCGGGGGAGGCGTACTTCTGGGCCTCCAGCCAGCCACCCATGGCGGTGTCGCCCTGCAGGTCGTACACGACCGCCGGGTTGACCATCGCCCGGTAGTACCCGTCAGGGAACGTGGGGATGTTCTTGACCTTGAGCAGTGCCGCCCACTTCCGCACGTCGGCGGCGGTGACGGTCGCGCCCGTGAGGGCGAGGGGCACGGGGCCTGCGGCACCCGGCGTCTCGGAGGTGATGGCGGCTGCGACGGTGCGGTCCACCGTCATGAGGGCGTCGAACGCCACCTTCTCGGCGGCGATGCCCAGCAGTTCGTTCGGGTTGAGCGCGAGCGCCACGTCGGTGACGGCCACGATCCGGACACGCTGCTTGACTCCGTATTCCTCGTAGTCAAGGGTCAACGGCTCCTCATCGGGCGGCTCGCCTTCGACCAAGACGACCGGGTCGGTCGTGGACAGGTCGCCGTAGGCGATATGCCGGATGAGGTTGGTGCCCGGGATCAACTTGCCCGGGAGATAGGCACCCGGCACCAGCCAGCGGGCGGTGGGGCGCAGGTTGTCGAGGATCTCCCGCTTGACCAGTGCGGTGACCGTCTTGTCGATGTTCGCAGTCTTCGCGTATGGCGTTGACTGCGCCATGAGGACGGTATCGGAACTACCAGTTCCGTAGTTGGTGGAGACGTCTGCCATTGCTCTCCCCTAGGGGGAGGCTAGTCGGGCAGCCTCCCCATCTCGGCGGTGATCTGTGGAGCCATCTTCCGGAGGTCTTCCCGCAGTTCGGCTGCGGTCTTCTCCTCGATGGGCTTGGCGGCGCCGGACGGCTGGCGGGGTGGCGTCGAGGGATCTACCGGGAGGGTGCGCGGGCCGGGAGCGCTGAGTCGCGCCTCCAGTCCGGCCAACTTGGCTTCGTCCATGGCTGCCAGCGCCGAGGGATCGAGGGCATCCGCCGCGTTGGGGAACTTGACGCTCCTCAACTGTGCGGTGTGCTCCGCGTCCTTCTGTGCCAGCGTCTTCTGGGCTAGTGCCAGTTGCTGCCGAAGGGCCTCTGCTTCGCTCAGGCTGCCCTCCGCCTGCTGCTGTGCGCTACCGCTGGTAGCGGACAGAGCGGCGATCTGGTCACGGAGCGCTTTCGTCTCCGCAGCGTGAGCCTTGTCCTTCTGGCTGACCCGGTACTTCCACTCGGCCTCGACCTGCTCCGGCGTGGAGGGTTCCGTAGACGACCCTTCGGGGGTGGCCTCCGTACCTTCGACGCTCCGTTCCTCGGTCAACGCTTCGTCCTCCGATGCTACTGGTTATGTGGGAGGTATACAACCCACGGACCCTATGGTGACGGCTGTGGCTGCTGTCCGTACTGCAGACGTCGGGTCGGCTCCGGCGTCGGGGGTGCCATGCCCCGCCGTTGCTCCCACTTCAACTGCTTCTCGGCTGCGTCACGGTCCGCCTTCGAGACATACGTCCCACCGAGCATCTGGCCAGCGCGCTCGCCTGCACCTTGGATGTTCTGGAGCCACTCGAAGATGTCGGCTGGCGCACGTCCGGGGCCGAACGCGTACGCCACCGTGTCGCTGATAGCGGCTCCGATGTTGGCGGGCTGACCCTGCCACGCGCCCTGCGACAGGCGCCGGGCCCACGCCGGGGCGTTGACCGGCAGGTCCCACGGGGTGCCCGGGATCATCAACTGCAGGAAGCGCAGCAGTTCAGGGAACTCCAGCACGAGGTTCTTGAGCGCACCGTCGTCGGTGTTCATCTCCAGTTGGATGGCGTTCCAGACGTGGTTCGCCATGGCCATCCCGGCGAACGGCGCGTCGATGCCGAAGGGCTTCTTGACGAGGAAGCGCATCAACTCCGGCAGCACCTTGCCCCACATGTACGAGGCCGGGTAGAGGCCGAGGTAGGGGTGGTTGATGGAGCGCTCCAGCACCGACCGACCGCGCTTGTAGAAGTGCGTCCGGAACGCCTCCTCCTCCGCCCGCTGGAGGGCGATCCGAGCCGCCTCCATCATCCGGAAGTGATCCACGTGGAACGTCGCTGACGGCCCACGGTGCATCTCGCGCGTCATGCCCTTGAACAGGGCGGCGACCTCCGGCTTGACGTTCGGGTTCTTGCCGTGCAGCACCTTCCACGCATCCGCGTAGGCGTTGAACACGGCGTTGAGCGTCGGATCGAGGTCAGGCGCGATGCCGGTGGCGGTGTACGCCTCGAAGTGGCTCGACAGCCACTCCTCCGCCTCCCGCTCTAGGACGGTGTGGGTGGCAGGCTGGGTTCGAGCGGCTCGCTGCTTGTCGGTGAGGGAATCCCACCAGACGGTGTGGATCCGCTCGATGGCAGAGGGGTCGAGGTCATCGGCGAAGAAGTGGAAGAACTCGTGGACGGGGGTAGTGACATCTGGTCGGCCAGTGCGGAAGTAGAGTCCTCCGCGTGATCCTCCAAGTTTGCCATCGGCGACGGCCACGGTTGTGTCTCGCCGACGGGTGAACTGGGTTGCACCGCGCCATCCCCGAGCGTCTCGCTGATAGTACGTGCGCGTGCCTCCGCCACCTTCACTGAGGAACTCAAGACGTCCTCGTCCCGCGGCCCAAGTCTCGTTCTCCGCGCGTCGGGCGGCGTCGTCGGCGACTGCTCGAATGGCCGGAAGATGCTCATCGACCACTCTTCGTCCGAGGCTAACGGTTCGGGGATCGGGTCCAAGGTTGACCACCTCCATCACTGGCTTCCCGGTCTTGGCGTCCAGCACCGGGTTCCCGTCCGCGTCCAGCACGGGCCGCTTCTGCGTCACGTCCTCGTCCAGCCGGGCGAGGATCGCCCGGCCCATCTCGGCTGCCATCGTGGCATCCGGGTCGGCGCCCGCTTCGATGAGTCCCCGCGCGCGCTCGGCATCAGCAGCGTAGTCGTTCTTGACCTCGGTGACCGCGTGGAGCCTGCGCTCCGTGGCCACGGTGACAGGGTCGGCGTCGGGCCGCAGGTCGTGGATCCACGTGCCGTTGGCCAACTTGGTCGCCATGTCGTCAGGGATGGGCGCGTGCGTCTCGAAGTCCGCCACCACGCCCTTGCCCTTGGGGTACAGCACGGTCAGCGCCCCGGCGGTGTCCGGGCGCATCACGCTGATGGTGCCCTCGCCGTGGAACGGTGACGTCGAGCGCGCCTCGCCGTTGAGCCAGATGCGCAGCAGTTCCATCGTCTCGTGGCTGGCAGTCGCCATGTCGGGCACGAAGTCGATGCCCCACTGGTTGGAGCCACCCGCCTTGGCCTCGCCCTTGACGCCCGCTGGCTTGATAGCGACCACGCGCTTCTGCTGGGTCAGCAGCGAGTGGAGGTGCAGGGCGTCCCTGACCGCGTCCGGGTGGCCGATGACGGTGTAGGCGCTATTGGCCGACACCACGCCGTCGGTGGTGTTCTGCCAGCCGGGCATGTAGCGCACGAACGTGACGCCCGTCTCCGCTTGGATGATGGCCCGGATCTCGAGGTCTACCGTCCGGATGACGTAGTCCCGGGCACCCTCGGACAGGCGGTCGAGCCCGAGGTCGGCGAGCGCCATGTGGTGGCCCGGGTTGAACTCCGAGTGGACGGTCGTGGCGTGTGCGCCGAACATGTTGGTCGGCCCACCGGCCTCGATGCCCAGCGCCTTCTGGATGCGCACCCACTCGACGGCTTGGATATCGGCCACGGACCACTGCTTGTTCAGCCAGCCGTTGCCGTCCTCCATCTCGTTGAGGTGATCCTTGAGCCGGTTGTAGTAGAGGAGCATCGACTCGTACTCCTCCGGGGTGGGGGAGCCGGTCCACGCCTGTTTGCCGCCGGAGCCTTCGGGCACCTTGTCGATCCAGATGTTGAGTTCCTGCTGCACCGCCAACTGGGCTTCCTTGCGGGAGATGCCCCTCTCCACCGCCAGCCGATCGGCGAGGTAGTTGATCGTCTCCTTGTCCACGAGGCCACGCGCCCGGCCCATCCAGATGTCCATCGCAGCCGGTTCCATATCGACCACCTGACCGTGGTGGTTCGTATACGTCTGACGGTAGGGCGCCGTGACGACCTCGCTCCTCGTCTTCGGCCTGCCCTTGGCGTCGAGCACCGGGTTGCCCGCCTCGTCCAGCACCGGCACCTTGCGGCGCGCTACCTTGCCTGTCACCTCATCGATGACCGGCGCCACCGCGCCCTTCATGAACGTGCGCGTCCTGTTGCCGTGGATGCTGTCGATGAAGTCGTGCAACTTGGCGCCGAGGCCCGTGATGCTCAGGCTCTCCCTGAACTCCAGCATCATCTTGCGGATCTGGCGCGTCTGGATCTCGAAGGCGTACTTCTCCGCAGCGTCCGGACGGCGTCCCCGGACGTTCTCGTCCATCGCCCGCAGGATGAACGCGAAGCCACCCTTGGGGCTGGTCTGGATCTGGGTCGCGCCCCACGCCATGATCGCCCGGGCGGCGACCTCCTGACGCACCACCTCCGGGTCGGTCAGGTCGATGGCGGGCATCCGCCCGTCCGCCGACAGCACCTCGTTCATGGCGGTGGCGATGCGGATCAACTCGTCGTCAGCGACGGAGTCGAAGAAGCCGAGGAACATCGGGCCGATGGCCGGATACCACTCACCAGCGCCCGTGATCTCCTGATCGGCCATCGACTTGGTCTGCTCGACGGTCCAGCCCACGGCGTCGTCCGGGGACATCTTGAGGTTCGGGTCGAGCGTCACCCCGGTGATGGTCACCCTCTTGCTGACCGAACCCGCGAGCCCCTCGGTGGTCAGTCGGCTGGTGACGAGCGCCGTCTGGGCGACGTGGGGCGTCTGGGTGTCGTGGGGGCTATCGGGCCACAGGTTCCGGGCGCGCTCGATGGTGGCGAGGTAGCGCGGATCGTCCGGCTCCGGCACCTTGAAGTCCTTGAGGCCCATCAGGTCAGCCGCCTCCTCCATGAGGCCACGGGCTGCCTGCGGGTAGGCGTTATAGGGCATACGCGCGTTCGACCCCAGCCACACGGACTGCGAGGTGAACTTGCGTGCGACGTATTCCTCCGGACTGATGCCCTTCATCGTGGCGACCAGTTCGACCCACTCTTGGAACTGGGCTGCCGCGATCTCGCCCTGCCGCGCGCGCGCCGCGATCTGCGCCCGGGTGGGCGGCAGGGTCGTCGCCGGGATCACGGTCGGCCCCGGGCCCGGGACGCCCTGTGCCGCATACCGACCCAGCCCCGCAGCCTGCAGGTCGGCGGGAGTCAGTTTGTAGTCCCGCGCCACCGCCGTCATCGCCTGCTTCATGGAGGGGTAGACGTCGTGCGTCCCGCCAGCGATGGAGGTGACCGTCGTCCGGGCGCCGTGACGGCCTTGGGAGATGGTCACCGAGCCGAAGCCCGGCAGCGATACGTCCCACGCCCCGCCGAGGGGGTTGGCCACGATGGTGGCGGTGACGGGCGGGATCGTGACGGCTGGCACGACCGTGCCGACAGCCCCCTGCCGATAGCCCTCACGGATGGACTCGTAGAGTTCCTCCGGCGCGATACCGCTCACCACTTGCCATGCCCGCTGGGCGTAGGCCGGGGTGAATCCCGCATGCACCAACTGGTTGCGCACCGACCACTCGTCCAGTCCCGACAAGGGGTTCATCACCGCCGCGCGCATCGACGCACCACTGTCGTAGCCGAAGTGCTGTGCGAGGTAGGACGTATGGATGCTGGGGATACGTCCCATGTCGTCAGGGATGGCGCCGTCGTAGTGGTTGATGTGCGTGCCCCGGGCATCGGGGTCGTACATCCCCTTGTTCATGTACCAGCGGGTGGCGACCTCTCCCTCCGAGAGATTGCCCTTGCCTCCAGCCTTCGTGTCGAGGTCGTTGAAGAACGCTTGGATCTTCGGCCACTCCCCGGGGAACGTCTGGTCGAACGAGCGGTGCAGTTCCTGACCGAAGCGCTGCTTGGTGAGTGCGACGTAGTTGTGCTTCTTCGTCTCGGACACGCGCTGGACTGGCATCTTGCTGGCCATACGTCCTATGAGCGTCTGCGGCCCCATGCCCTGCTGCGCCAGTACGGCGCCGGTCATCATGAACTCGCGCGCCTCGAACCCGTCCGCCAGCACCGCCGACATGTTCCACTGATCCATCAGGTTGTGGAACGACAGGTCGTCGTCGGTGTACTTCACGCCCAACTTCACACCCCGCAGGATGTTGAAGAAGTACGGCTCGATCCACTCTTGGATGAGGAAGATGGGGTTGAGGTTGAACCGGATGAGCGGGTAGATCTTCTCGCTCAACTGGCCGATGAAGTTGCCGTAGTGCGCCGTCTGGGTCTTCATGCGCCCGGTCAACTTCGTGGT